CGAGTCGTTGCCGTGGCGCATGCTTCAGGGCGCTGGTGATGTCGGTCGCGTCGCTGCCGACAGCCTGATGGGCGGCACGGGGGATCGCGTCTCGGCGATCATGAACATCCTTCAGGGCGGCACGCTCAAGAGCCGCTACGAGAAGGAGCGCGCCCTCACCGAGCAGTCGAAGAAGGACCTGCACCCGGCGCTGCGCGACCTCTTTGGCGTGACCGGAGGCGCCGCGTCGTTCCATCCGGGCATGCAGGTTGCCCAGCAGTTCGGCATGCCGCTCTTGAAGGCCGCGTCGCCGATGATCGATTCGTGGTCGGACTACCCGAAGTACGTCAGCGATGGCATCAACAACAAGATCGCCGGGATCAAGGAGGTCTACGACATGATCCCCGACATCCGGCAGGCGTTTTCGGGTACGCAGTCGGTCGAGGGGCCGAAGCAGCACGCGGGCTTCGCCAAGGGCGGTGCCGCGCATGACCTGCTCGGTACGGCGGGCAGCATCCTCGGCAACCTGATCCCGATCCCTGTCGTCGGCTCGATGATTGGCAAGTTCGCTGGCAACGCGCTGGGCGACCTGATCGAGGGCAACACGGGCGAGATTGGTGACGACGCCGCGCGCGACTTCACGATGGGCATCGCGGACCCCGACCACGAGGGCGGATGGAACCCGGCGGCCATCATGGGCGCGGGCAAGGCGGGCGCCAGCGCGGCCTCGTCGTTGGGAGAGATGCCGAGCATCGGCTTCGACCACGGCGGCTCCACGGTCGGTGCGCTGCGGAAGGCCGGGCAGAAGGCGCGCGACGCGCTGCTCGCGCACAAGCCGAAGTACACGCCGGGCGAGGAGGTCTACCTGCGCTACGGAAAGTGGCCCGAGAACGAGCGCAGCCAGAACTTCATCACGGGCGGCAAGGAGAAGGGCGTCTCGGTGTTCCCGCTCGATTACCACGGCCAGTTGCCGCTGGCGTGGGACGACGGCGGCCTGTTCGACAGCCACGAGGGCCACTTTCTCGACCGCTTCACGTCCGACAAGCACCCGCGCTTCCTCGTGCAGGGCCGCGAGGTCGGTCAGGGCTGGGACGAGGAGCCGTTGCTGCGCGGCGTGCGCGACATCGAACACCCGTGGGCGCGTCCCATCGTCGGGACGAACCACGAGCCGAACGGCCTGCTCAAGGACTACACGAGCGCCTCCCCGGAGCGGCGCGGCTACTCCATCGAAGACCTCTTGGAGTCGTTCCACGACGAGCCGCGCTTCGCCGAGGGCGGCAGTATCGACGACACCATGCTGAACTATCATCCCATCCTGTTCGCGCGCGGCGGCGCGCTCCGTCGCTGCTAGAGGTAGATCATGTCGAACATCGAAGGCGCGCAAGACCCCTACGCCCAGCCCGGCTCGGACGAAGGGCAGTCGGTTCTCCAGCCGACGACTCCCGCTGGCAGCGACCTGATCATCAACGAGGATGGCAGCGTCGCCGTGCAGATGGGCGCTGATGCCGGTCAGCAGGACGTGCGCGACCACTACGCCAACCTCGCCGAGACGCTCGACCCGACGCGCCTCAACAAGATCGCGACCGACCTGCTCGATGCCATCGACATCGACAAGCAGGCACGAGCGAAGCGCGACGAGCAGTACGAGAAGGGTCTCCAGCGCACCGGCCTCGGCGACGAGGCGCCCGGCGGCGCGTCGTTCCCCGGCGCCAGCAAGGTCGTGCATCCGATGCTGACCGAGGCGGCCATCGACTTCGCGGCGCGCATCATGAACGAGATGATGCCGCCTGACGGGCCGTGCAAGGCGAAGACCATCGGCACGCCGACGAACGAGAAGGACGAACTGGCCGAGCGCACGGCGCGCTACATGAACCTCCAGTTGACGACGCTCATGCCGAACGTCGCCTACGAGTTCGAGATGGGCTTCACGCAGTGCCCCATCGGCGGCGCCTTTTACACCAAGATGGTCTACGACGAGTCGGGCGTCTCGGTGACGGCGGTCAACATCGACAAGGTCCATCGTCCGTGGAGCGACGGCGCGTTCTACACGCAGCCGCGCATCACGCACGAGATGGACGTGGACAAGTGGCAGTTCGACGACAACATCCGCAACGGCCTGTGGCTCGACGTGGTCAACACGAAGGCCTCGTCCGACCTGCCGACGCCGACCGCTGCCGAGCGCGCGACGAACAAGATCACCGGCAAGACCGACCCGAGCGAGAACGTCGATCAGAACCGGACGGTCTTCGAGGCCTCGGTGCTGATGGGTCTCGAAGACGACGAGGCCCCGGCCGAGCCGTACATCGTGACGGTGGACGAGCAGACCCGGAAGGTTCTCGCGATCTACCGCAACTGGAAGCGCGACGACCCGAAGAAGGAACGACTCGACTTCCTGATCGAGTGGCCCTTCTGGCCGTGGCGCGGCGGCTATCCCATCGGCATGACGCACATGATTGGCGGCCTGTCGGGCGCCGCCACCGGCTCGCTGCGTGCGCTGCTCGACTCGGCGCTGCTGAACAACATGCCGACCGGCGTCCACCTCAAGGGCGGCGCCAGCGTGGGCGGCCAGAACGTGTCGGCGCGTCCGATGCAGACGACGGAACTGCAAGGCTCCCTCGTGCAGGACGACGTTCGCAAGGCGTACATGCCGCTGCCGTTCCCGCCGCCGTCCCCGGTCCTGTTCCAGTTGCTCGGCTTCCTCGTCGATGCGGGCAAGGGCGTCATCCGCACGACGTTCGACGAGTACGACAAGATGACCGGCAACACGCCGGTCGGCACCGCCAATATGTTCATCGAGCAGGGGCTGAAGAACTTCGGCGCCGTTCATGGGCGCATGCACCGCTCGATGGCGCGCTTCCTGCGCCAGCTTTGGGACATCAACGCCGAGACCATCGACAACGTCGAGGTGCAGGACGACTTCGGCGAACTGATCGTGTCGCGCGAGGACTTCATGGGTCCGATGCGCGTGTTGCCGGTCAGCGACCCGCGCGTGTTCTCCGACATCCAGCGTCAGTCGGCGGCTCAGATCGTGTCGCAGCGTGCGGTCACGATGCCGACGATCTACGATCTGCGGAAGAGCGAGGTCTACTTCCTCAAGCAGATGAAGGTCCCGCAGCCCGAGCAGTTCATGCTGCCCGAGCCGCCGCAGGCGACCCAGCAGAATGCGGTCGCCGAGAACACGACGGCGGCGCGCGGCCTGCCGGTCAAGGCGTTCCCCGGTCAGGATCACGAGGCGCACCTCGCAGTCCACTGCGCCTTCATGATTTCGCCCCTGTTCGGATCGAACATCATCATCGCGCAGAAGTACCTGCCGCTCATGATCGACCACATCGCCGAGCACCTCGCGCTGTGGTACGCCGACGCCATGCTCGACGCGACCAACACGGCCCTGCGCGCGAAGACCGGCATCCCCGATCTGACCATCGAGTCGATGGCCGGGCCGATGTACGAGGCGCCGCTCGACCGCCTGATGGCGGAACTGACCCCCGAGGTCATGGAGTACGCCGACGAACGACTCAGCCGTATCCCCTCGGTCATCGCGCAGGCGCAGATGCTGATGCAGCGCTTCGCCCCGCAGGGTCCGATGGACCCGAGCATCGTCGCCATGCGCGACGTGCAGCGGCAGGAGAAGGCCGACGAGAACACCAGCCAGTTGAAGCTGATCGAGACCCAGCAGAAGGGCGAGGCACAGCAGCAGAAGGCCGAGGCCGACGAGCGCAAGGATGCCCTCACGGCGCACAAGCAGCAGCTTGACGCCGAAGCGAAGGCAGACGAACGTGCCCTCCGCGAGCGCGAAATCGAGGCCCAGCGCGAGGCCGCCGCCCTAGGCGCCGACACGGCGGCGCAGGCCGAGCAGTCCCGGCTGGAGGGCATCGCGGCGACCAACGACTCGCGGGAGACGGTGGCCGAGATGAACGCCGACGCGAAGCTGGAAGCGAACCGCGAGGACAACCAGACGGCGCTGAAGATCGCCGACAAGAACGCGAAGGCGAAGACCGGCACGCGCCTCAAGACCGGCACTGGCATGATGAACTAGGAGACGATGATGCCTAGGAAGAACTTCGGAGTCGCAACGGGCCGTCCGCCGAAGACGGCCTTCGAGCGGATGACCCCGGCCCAGCAGAAGAGCGCGGGGCCGATGGACAACTTCAAGCCCGCGATCCCGGCGTCGGCCTTCAAGAAGGGCGGCAAGGTGTCGTACTGCGAGGGCGGAACTTCAACGACTCGGAGGAAGTGATGCCCCTCAAGAAGGGTTCCTCGAAGAAGGTCATCTCGTCCAACATCAGGACGGAGATAGCCGCTGGCAAGCCGCAGAAGCAGGCGGTTGCCATCGCCCTCAACACTGCTCGAAAGGGAAAGAAATGAGCGACAAGGTTGGCCCGAACCCCGGTCCGGTTCGCATGCAGAAGTGCCTCGCCGCTGGCGAGAAGCTGCCCGAGGCCGAAGCGTCGGCGCTGGGCAAGAGCAGCGGCACGCACAAGGCGCCGTCGAAGAAGTGATCCCTCTCGAAGTCATCTACGCCATCCTCGACCGCCTCAGAGCAGACGTGGTCGAGGCGATGGAGTCGCCGCCCGAAGGTCTTCGGTCGGAGTTTGGCTTCGGGAAACTCTCAGGGTCTCTCTCGACGGTGAAGGATATACGAGCGCGGATGGACGCCTTCGTTGAAGAGAGCGACAGGAAGAATCGACAGAAGGAGGACGACGAGTCGTGACTGCCAAAGAACTGCTGAAGCCCCAGCGGGTGAGCGAACTCATTCCGGCCGACAAGTACACGGACGACATGAAGATCGCCTTCCCCGACGTAGACCCCGGAGTCGTTCCGTTCGGCTACCTCGTCCTCCTCCAGCTACGCACGCCGCGCAAGCGGACGAAGACTGGCCTGATCATCCCTGACATGGCGCAGGACGCCGAGCGCTACCGGGTCCAGACCGGCCTCGTGCGCGCCATGGGACCGAGCGCCTTCAAGCGGCGCGACAACCTCGAAGCGTGGCCTGAAGGCAACTGGTGCTTCAACGGCGACTTCGTGCGCTGCCCGATGTACGGCGGCGACCGCTGGATCGTGCCGGTGCCGAACAGCGAGTCGAAGGACGACCACGCGATCTTCATGATGTGCAAGGATACCGACCTCACCGGACTGGTGCTGGGCGATCCTCTTCGCATCATCACCAGCTAGGAGGACTGCACATGGCACGGAAGAACGAGGAACTCGAAGACGACAAGCTGGGCGGCGACACCGTCATGGTTGGCGGCATGGACGACCTTGTCGGCAAGACGAACGGCAACCTCGAAGTGGAAATCGACGAGCCGCCGCCGAAGCCGAAGGCGCTGCCGGTCGCGGCCCGCACGGTGGACGACTCGGACGACGACGAGATCGAGGACGCTCGCCTCGCCTACGACGACACCGACGACGAACTCGAAGAGCGCGGCGGTCGCGGGCGCCGGGCGCGGCGCAACCGCTCCCGGCGTGAAGCGACGGCGGGCACGCTCGCCGAGGTCACGGCGCTCCAGCAGCAGGTCGAACGACTCACCTCGGTGCTGGACTCGATGGGCCAGCAGCAGGTCGGTCTCACGGTCCGCAACATCGACCAGAGCATCGCCGACGCCACGCAGGCGCTCCGCATGGCCGACGCGGAAATCGAGAAGGCCATCTCGGAGGGCAACGGCCAGCGCTTCCGCGAGGTCAACGCGCTGCGCGACGAGGCGCAGGCTCGCCTGTTCCAGTTGAGCGGCGCCAAGAACCGCATCATCGAGGACGTGAAGCGGACCGGCGGTCGAGTCGTCCCGCAGGGCGGCCAGATGCCTGCGGCGGCCTCGGGCCTGACGCCGAAGGCGCAGGAGTTCACCGAGCGCTTCCTGTCGCGCTTCTCGTACTTCGACCCGGAAGGCACCGACACCGACACGCTGGTCATGAAGGCCATCGACGACTCGGTGGCGGCCGAAGGTTACCGGCCCGACACCAAGATGTACTGGGTCGAACTGGAGCGACGACTCGCCGAGAAGGGCTACAAGCCCGACCCGAGCGGCGCCCGTCGCGAGGCGCAGGACGACGACGACGGCTTCGACCCGCCGCCGCGCCGGGAAGCGCGGGAGGAGCCTCCTCCGCAGCGTCGCTACCGGCCGACCAGCGGCGGCCACAACAACCGGCGCGGCACCGGCACGGCCTTCACGCTCGATCCGCAGATGAAGGACTACCTCGAATCGGAGGGCATCCTCGACCCCACCGGCCTCGACGACGCGCAGAAGGCCCGTCGCACGCGGCTCCTCAACGCGTGGCGGGAGAACACCGTCAAGGCGCGTCGAGGCGAGTTCAACCGGACCTAGGAGACTGACCATGGCGAACCCGAAGAACGAAGCGGCCCCGCCGCAGGACGAACGGATGCGGAGCGACTCGGACCGCGAGACGCCGCGCCGCATGGTGGAGATGGAGAGCGAGCGCGACGTGCTGGACGCCCAGCGCGAGACGCACCGCGACATGACCGACCCGGAACGGCGCCGCAAGCTGCGCGAGCGCTGGGGCGAGTCGATCCTCCCCAACCTGCCCGACCGGCCGGGCTACCACCGCTGCTGGGTCTCGACGACTCACCCCATCGACACGCCGCAGCGGCGCCGTCGCTTCGGCTACCAGTTCGTGAAGATGGAGGACGTGCGCGGCGCTGGCTGGACGGCCGACGTGGACGCGGTGAAGGATGGCAGCTTCAGCGGCTGCGTGATGTGGCGCGAACTGGTCGCCATGGAAATCACGCAGGAGGGCTACCTCGAATACATGACCGAGTTCCACCGGGACCAGCCCTACGAGCAGGGGCGCAACCTGATCGACGGCCTCGACGAACTGGCCGACACGGCGCGCTCGAAGGGCGGCCGGGTGACGCTGGAGGAGTCCATGGAGGAGTTCCGCCAGCGGATCATGACCCCGCCTGCAAAGACCTTCGAGTAGGGTCTTGACGAGTCGTTCGGGGCGGGCCTAGGCTC